AATCGCTTATAATCGTTTACTAACTTAATAGAGTCAGCCTTACTAATAACCAATTGATCCGCTTTATTGTTAGTACACTTAGTAATAAAGGTGTCCAAGTTAATTAGAGAGGGTAGCCTTGCCATTAAGATTTTGCCTTAATCTGTTCTAGCATTTCCAATTTATCTTTGAATGGGCCTATGAATTCATTTCTACTCAGTGTGATTAGCTTGGGACAGTATGCTCTTACCCATCCATTGTCAAAGTGTATGCCATAGTAACCAGCACAATAAAAGCTCTGGCTTTTTTCAGTTTTAGTGTACAATGGTAGTTTACGCTTTAGATCAAAAATATCATTATATGGTTTAGTCTTACAAGGAAATCCATGTACATCAAACTCTTTAGATTTACTTTTATTTTCTAGCTGTTTAGACTGTTCAAAGTTGATGTCCAGCTTTTCAAGCAAACTGTTTAGATCTGGATACCGTGCATTTTTATCCTGGACTGTTAGGACATATTCTTTGCCTAGTCGTAAGGTGCCTACCTTCTGACCATTACGTTCTATAATCCAGAACTTATTATTAACTATGGGTATTGCTTGTAGCATTGTATCCACTTTGTAACCACTCTGCATATTTTGTAACATCTTCAGCAATCCTATTCAGTTCATATTTGCCGCAGAACTTGAGGAACTTAGCACCAACCATCTTGTTAGTTTTAGTATCCATTTGTTCACGGATTGTGTTATCAACAAAATCTTTAATCTCAGTAGGTTGAGCAGTAAGATCCACTAGTGTGCGATTACGCTCATAATCATCTAGTACACGATGTTCCTCACCGTTGTGATCTGTCCAACGCTGTAGCATCATATTATTCCAGTTGTAGCCTTTGCTAGCACGATCTTCAAATGCTTCCAGCAAACCAACCTTGTTCTTAGTGCCTTTTTTACGTACACCAGGATAAGCACTGAATACATTGTCAGTGCTATCACCACGCATACACTTTTCAAACAACAGCCACTCAGGATTAGGCACTTCCTTAGGCTCGCCTGTCTTTTTGTCCTTTACAGGCTTACCGTAATCATCAAACACACCTTCAATAGTAATCATGTGATTTTGGATACCGTTGTATTGACGAACGTTCTCACTAACTAGCTGAACAAAGTCAGTATCACTGCTAACAATTACATGATTATCGTTAGGATGCATATCAATCCAACGTGCAATAATATCATCTGCTTCTGCAACCTCGCATCGTAAGACACTGCAATTTGAACTATCTTTAAGGAATGTAGTAAGCTCGTCGTATGTTTCCCAGAACAGATTATCTTCTTCCTGCTCTGCTTCTGTAAGAGCTTCATACTTTACCTTACGGTTCTTTTTGTAAGGTTCATAATAGTCTTTACGCCAACTCCTGCCCTCGAGTGCAAATACCACATGATCAGCTTCTGCTATACGCCATGCTTTGTTTACTGCGCTCATAGTTACATGCATAGCAAAACCCAAGCGGGTCCATTGATCTGCCGCTCGATGAGCTGCATGTCTTGCCCTAAAAAAAGTGTTTGCTGTATCTACTAGCAAATATGTAGTCATTTTTTTACTCGCAAAGTTCTATTAATGTTAGCTGATCTAACAGTTACTATACTACTACTGTTTGTCGTATCTGTCAACCTGTGTAATAAAAACTTTGCCCAGGCAATATGAGCATCTTTTCCGTAATGTGATACATCATCCTGTAATTTGTATCCCTGATTCTTACACCAGTTCCAATATGTTCCTTCCGATGAGTATGGATCCAAATAACAGCCATGCCAATCCAATTCAGGAACTTTGTGGAAGTGGGCGTAACTGTTAAAAAACAAGTGCTTAATATTTCTGGAGTCTAGGTGTTTGTGTAACTCATATATTTTATCGTGCCACTCTAATGACTTACTGTAAATATTGTTGCGAGTTTGCTCAGTCACCCATTGTTTGTATTGTTCTTCAAGTTCTCTAGGAACCATATCAGTGCCACTGCCATTTACTTGGTAGTAGTTGTCATTGTACAGCCATTCCTCACGTTCCCATGTACTCCAGCCAATTACAACAATTAACTCACCGCCCAGTTTCTTATTGAGGAATTCGTTGGTTTTTCTAAGTATACGAGAGTTACTACTAGCACTTATTGCTTCGCAAAAAAATTCAGCATTCAATATTTTTGCTAGGACATAACCATAACTTAGTTGTAAACATTTAGGATGAGCTAGCTCTCCTAGATGACTATACTCAGGATCATCATTAGCAAAGCAATAATTTTTGTATGTTGCCGCACCAGCAGTGTGACTATCACCGTTTAGATATATTTTCATAGATTGTTTGCGTGTTTGAACACTCTCCACCAACACCAGTCAGTTAGAAGTGTAAGGATAACCAGTCCCATGGGACTTAATAGAGAACCAAAAATCATACCTGTTATAAGCCAACTCATGCCCATTGTATTGAGATAGTTCCTTGCTACTTGACGAGGTACAGCTCGGATCATCTGTACTCAGTCCTGCCATCACCTAAGTCGTTACGAGTAACCATAGCTTGATCTTTTTCGTAGCTTTCCATAACTACGTGTCGGCATACATCCTGGAACCAACGATCTACCATATCGTTTTCATTCTCGTCACGGTAACCTTTTTTCCAAAGTAGTTTAATAAAAGGTTCGTTCCAGTCTAATTCAAAAGCACCATTACCAGGATTTTCCTGATCAACTTCTACACTAAGGACACTAACCCATGGTTCACCCTTTTCTGTAGCGATTTCCTTATCTGATTTCTTGGGTGCCCGTGGCTTAGGTTCCTCAACCCGTTTAGCTTTACCTAAACCCATAGCACGTTTTGCGTCGTCTAGTATTCCCATTCTACGAAACCTCCAGTCTCTATTTCCCAGTCTACAACAGATTCCGGTGTATTTTTACCAAAAATTACACTTGCTGCTCTTATAGTATTTCCGTGACATACAAAAATAATTGGAACATTACTTTGTTCTATATTGTCCAAATAGTCTGCTACCCTTACTGAGGTTTGTTCGAGACTTTCGCCTTCAGGCGGTGCTGTTTTCCAACCTCTCCTTATGGCTAAATATTGTTCTTGACCCACACTTAGTTTATTTTGATTTTTATCGCAACCAGACCAAGTACCATAATCACGTTCCCTAAGCCTTGGATCAATTTTAACATCAACAAACCATGGAGTTAATTGAACGATGATACTTGCTGTTTGTGCAGCTCTTTTTAAATCACTGCAATGGATGCTATCAACTGACTGATAACGATTAGCAAGTTCTTTAGCAGTTTTTGCTGCTTGGTTTATGCCTTTCTCTGTGAGTAGAGGATCATGCCAGCCTGTTGCTAAGTTTTTGGCATTATATTCTGACTCACCATGTCTAACCCAGATGGTTTTCATAAAATGCCAGCCTTACGAAACTTTTCCTCAGGATTAGGTTCCCCAGGCGTTGCCAAAGATGTCAACGTGGAGCCGTGGACTATATCTGTAGCCTTTTTGTAAGGCGAGCTCTGCGACTTGGCGGCCATTTTTGAAGTAACTGTCCGTCGTACCGCCGACTGGCATGAGGTAAACCGGCGCTTCAAGTCCTGCAGATCTATATTCTGCAACAGCTCGATCAACTTCTGCCACGTCAACATCATCGCAAACAACGAACTTAAGATACAAGTGGCTGTTACGAAGACTAGCGTACTCAACAGCAACATTAGGCTTGATAGCATCAACCCAAGTATGTCCACTAACCGATAGTTTAGGGGAACAAGAGAATGTAATGTGTACATGTTGATTATCTGTGAGGTACGATCTGAGATCGTCAGACAAATTCTGTGTAGTATTAGTTTCGAATGTAACATTCTTTAGGTCCTTCATGCGTTCGTGTTTGAATAATTGTATATATGCTCGTTGCCAACCAAGCAAGGGTTCACCGCCTGTAATAACCAAATGGATATCCTGTCCATTGTCCAATGTCCAAGAACCTGTTGGTGTAAGTGCAAGCAGATCGTCTACTAGTTGATCAATATCAACATCATGCTGGAATCGTTTAAATGCGGGATGCCAGGCTGCATAACTATCGCATCCAACTGTTACAAGTGGTAGCTCATCAATGCTATTGTATTTGTCAATCTCATCTACAATTTTATTGATATGGGGCTCTGCTGTTTCGTTACTGTCTCTTGCAATGCCAAACTTAGGACATGTAAAGTTACAACCATACATGCGAAGGAAAACACTGGGCACACCTGTCCAGCGACCTTCTCCTTGAACTGAATAAAACGCTTCAGTGTATCTTACTTTCATTATAACCTCTTAGGTAATATTAACTTGTGATTTATGTGTCTTTAGCTCGGCAATCATCTTGTCCTTTGTAAGACGACGATCAAGTGTAACACCTGCATTTACAGCCCAGTCATCAATCTGCTTCTTGGTCATCTTCTTGAGCTCAGCTTCTGATACTGTTGCTATCTTAACAATGTCTTTAATACTGCCTGAGCCAGTTAACATGTTCCATAAACTTTTAAACATCAAATTCTCCATCTTCTCTGTGACCAACTCGCATAGCCATATTCGAGTCAGTTTCTCTTACCTCAACCTTACAGCACCATACCCTGGTGCCAGGTTCCCAACTAGGTAAAAATATTGTGTTTACATACTCATACAAAAAGTCTGATAGACCCTCGCATCCAGTCTTTTCAACTTCTGTAATCTTTGCTAGGCCTTTCTTGCCTAGTTCTAGTAGCGTGTCGCGGTCTGGATCATCCTGTGCTACTAGCAGAGTGTGATCAAACCAATCTTCTAAGCTGTCCTTTAGTGGACGTAATCCACCAAAGTCTACTACCCAGTTTCGAGCATCAAGGTCATCAGTTTCAAACTCGAAATGAAAACTCAGTGCATATCCGTGGATAAGATTACAATGTGAATCTGCTCGCCACTGTCTGTATGCAACGGGACCTAGGTGCCTATATGTTTTTGTACTAATATACTTTGCCATGTTTATACTCCTTGGTTATGGAGTGTGCGGAATTTTTAGAG